ACTCTGGCTCAGGCTCTAACTCTGGCTCAGGCTCTAACTCTGGCTCAGGCTCTAACTCTGGCTCAGGCTCTAACTCTGGCTCTAACTCTGGCTCTAACTCTGGCTCTAACTCTGGCTCTAACTCTGGCTCTAACTCTGGCTCAGGCTCAGGTGGTGTTGTGTACTTCTCTACTTGCCAATCTTCAAAGGGAGCCTCCGACCCGGACGCTTCCCATTCTTTTTTATCCGCAATCCAGTCACCGAGTGGCATGTCCGAGTTAGACGCCGTCCACTGATCTCTGTCCGCCTGATAGTCTTCGTAATTCCTGTAAAAGTCTTCAAAGCTTCCGGGGGCTCCGATTGCGTCCCACTCACCTAAGCGTTGATTGTATGTCTCTACCGTGTCTTGCTGTAAGTTTTCAAAGTCCGTAGCGGCTTGATTATAATCTTCAACGGCCGCGTTTGCGCGCTCGCTAAGATCTTGACGCTCCTCCTGCGTGTACAACAGCCCGGGGTCTCCTCCGGCAGCTTTCTCATTTTGTCTTAATTGTTCGGGGGCAGTGTGTGTGGAATTGGATATTAAATTTCCGTACTTGTCGACCACGTAACCGGCTTTGTTGATCGTGTAATCGTCTCCGTACTCGTAGCCCAAGGACTTTAGCTGCTCAATATAGAACTTTCGGGAGTTGTCGAAGTTCGGGTCATCTCCCCTTAAAGATTTACCCCCATAATCACTCTTTACGGCAACCGCCGGATCATTGGAGGTCCATGGAGCGTCCGTGTATTGTTTGACGTCTTTACCCAACAATGCGGGGTTAAACTGTGTGTCGCCAGCCTTGTACCCCACTAAGACTGATGGTTTACCCCAGTATCCGCCCTGCCATACTGGCACCGAGTTAAACACTTGGCCCTGATCGTCGACCACGAAGTCCTTGCCCTCCTGAAGCCCCTTCGCGTTGAGTGTTGTGACATAGTCGTTTATGTTATCTTGGGTGTCTAGCTTTAGAATTGTGTCAGCGTTTGACTCGTTAAACTGTCTTCCAAACGCGTCGTACATGTTGCCCGCGGCGTCCGCTACGTAGTCTACGCCGTACTTCATCCCGTAACCGGTCATCGCGGACACAGCGCCCGCTGCGGCGTCTTGGCCCTTTAGCTCCGCCGCAAGAGCACCCTTGGTGCCCGCAGTGGTCAGCCCGGTTATGAACTTGTTCGTGTCTCCGGTTATGTCCGCGATCTCAGCCAGGTTCTTAGATATGTACGGTGCCACGTACTGATTCGCGACGAACCCAGCCGCGCCACTCGCCAATCCAGAGGTAAGACCTTGCATGATGTCACGACCGCTCAGCGCGGCAGATGACGCCCCGCTCACCGCACCCTGCGCGAGAGACTGGGCAAGCTTTGCGCTGGTGTTTTGAAACACTTGTTTGCCGGCCGAGTTAAGAACGATACTGTCCGTGCTCTCAAACAATCCGCCAGCGTACTCGCCGGCGAATGAGCCAATCTTTCCGGCGGCGTACGATATCGCGGCGGCCTTGAGAGCGTCTCCTAAGCTACCTCCCGCGGCGATAGTCTGACCCGCCGATATAACAGGGAGCAGCCACACCTGCCCGGTTGCCACCGCCGCTATCTGCGCTATGGTTCCTATGGGATCCTTTAGCGCCTGCTTGACCGTGCCCTCCACCGCCTTACCAACAGTTTTAACGACCTTAACAATACCTTTTCCAATGCTGCTCAGCACATTACCCACGCCCGCAACGGCGCGCTTGACAACTCTACCAACGGAGCTAATAGCTTTACTTACAGCGCTCATCGTTTTTTTCTTTTCTTGGTGTGGGACTTCAAGCGTCTCTTGTTGTGTATGCCCATGTCGATAACGACCTGGTACGATCCGTCGTCCATCTCGTACGCGCGGTACCCCATGTCGGGCCCTGGTGGGTTCCTACCAATGATCTTGAACAGGTTGAGAAGCGTGGGGTCGTCGAACTCTGTTATAAGCGCGGTGAACCCCATGGACTTTGCGGCGGTCAAAAACATCAGACTGTTGTTGACGTAGTTGTCGGGGGAGTCGGCGTTTAGCGCTCTAAAGAAGCCATAGTGAGGCTGAGACTTGTCCCGGTATATTACGAATATGGTGTTGCCGTTGCGGACCAGAACGGCAGGCAAAGAGTCGTTGTGGGACTCGGCCACCAGGGAGGCCTTGACCTGCTCCGCGCTGTATTCTCCGCCCGTGTTCAGCGCCGCGATCCCAATGATCTCGTCGTTGTCAAGCAGCTGCTGCTTTGAGTTTACGGTGCTCGCGTCCATTCTAAATCCACTTATGCAAAAATCGGGTGTTTTTTACCCTATTTGGTTGGCCCGTTAACCATTACCACGACCACTCGCACCCAATCTCGCCAATTATCAAACCCCTCCGGTCCTGGTATGCCGAACGAGTTAAACGTGGGCAGTAAGATCATCGCGCTAGCCACGTCCCTCCAGTTATCCTCGTCCACCCTCGGCAAGGGCTCTTGGCCGAAGTAGTGGAGCAGGTTACCGTTCCAGCCCTCCCAGGTAGCCTCCTCGGCGATGAAGGGTATGCTCTGCGTTATGGAGGGCACTAGGGCCTCTCGTCGCCGAGCTCGGCGGTGATCAGTATCCGACCCATCTGGTAGTTTCCGCCGTTCACATTGGAGCCAAACTTTAGCCTAGTCTCACGGTTCTCAATTCTCAAATCCACCTTACCCGTGTCTGAGTTGAACGTGAACACCGGGGAGTTAATCTCCGTTGATTGCGCGAATGGCTTACCAATAACCTCCAGGGTCATCTCGCCGGTTTGAACAAAGTCTGGCTCAACACGCCTGAGGTGCAATCTTCGGTTCACACCCTTCAGCTCGTCCTGCGCGGGGTTGCCACCCACCCAGCTGATGTCGCACGTTGTGAAGTACGATGGGACGGCTAACTGACCCGTTGTTCTGACCTCGTCCGTGCCAATCTCGTGCTGCCACATGCCGTACCCGCTGGTGGTCGGGAACACAGTATCCCCCGGGCTAACCGCGGGGCTGATGCTCTCGGTTGTAACCACCTCGGTTAGGTTTGTGGGCACGTCGTACAACGCCGTGGCGATAACATAAGATGGCGCGGTGATGTCGTCTAAGAACTGTATGGTCTTGTTGGGAAAGTACTTCGGCGTTTGGTCGCCCTCAAGGTAGATCGTATTTGACCCGCTCACCGAGTCTATAATGTCGGGGGATCCCAAGGTCAACTCGTACTCCCAACCACACCAGATCGGCGTTGGGAACACCTCAGTGGTGCACCCACAACTTCTTCGTGCCCCATCGGCGGATCCGGCGTCGTACCAAATCTTGTCCTTGACGTTGTAGATAATCGCGTCCGTGCACTCGGTTGCGGTGCCTCGCGGATAAAAGAACCAAATCTCATTAAAGCGGGGAACCTTAGTCGCCCACACCTTTTGGCGCTGCGAAAAGTTCAGGTTGTCGTACACCCAGTTTAGGTTTTTATCGTTTGGCAACACTTGAACGGAGCCGTTGTACATGTAGAAACGGTCAACGCCCATCCAAAAGTAAACCCCGTCCATCTCAACGATTGCGTTGGATGACATGACCGAGATTTGGCTAGAAATAATGTCGTACTTCCAGTACTGGTTTACGTCTCCCGTAAACGAGACACGTATCAGGCTGTCCGTGGCCCAAAACAACCCGGACGGTGAGTTTGTGCCGCCACGAACCGGCATGCCCTTAACAATCTTACCCGCGGCCATGTTCACACGGTTGGCAAGTGTCCCGTTCCAATTGGTGAGGTTCTGATCGGCGTATATGGCGTCGACATGGTTGTTCGCAATAAAACCGTTTGAGCCATATATAAACATAAAAGGGTAGAGCATCACAACGCCGCCGTCGCACATCACAGGAGCAAATGTTGGGTTGTTTCCTGATGTGTCCGCCAGCCCCTCAAAGTACCACTGACCGCCGGCGGTGGGTAGTATGTCTCCGGTCAGAACCTGCGTCTCAATGCTGTTAACGATGTTGCTAAGGTTAAGACCTGGGTGGGCGATAACCTTCATGCTGCCACCGTTCGGGTCGTACTGCATGTCAAACTGCCAAAGGTTGTTGGGGCTTTCTTGGAACTCTGTATTGGCAATCCACACCGCAGTTTGTGACGCGGGGATGCTGGTTGGTGTTACGGTGACCGTTGTTGAGCCAGCGGCGAACACCGCGGTTGACACGGTGTACTGTGTGGCGCCAGGTGTTTGGCTGAACACGACCTTTGTGGTGGCCGGGAACTTTGTTGTAAGGTCGCCCGTCACAACAAAGGTTGAGCTGGTGTTACTCGTCACCGCGGTCTCTGCGTACCCTACCAGGATGTTTGCCTTGTTAGGGCCGGTGCCCGCGCTGTACGACAGGCTAGTTGTGAACGTGTCAATTGAGTCCTTGGTGCCAGTGAAGATGTAGTTTTGACCTTCGTAGGCGTTGGCTATGATGCCCCGGGCAAGGCCAAATTGATCTAAGAACATCTGGGCGTACCCGCCCATTTTTCGAGGAACACCGCGCTGGAACCGTGTCCACAGTCCGTCCGTGCACTCACGCGACTCAAAGACTGTGCCATCACGCTTGATCCCCGGCTGGAGACCTAGCGTGTAGACAACGGAAAGATTTTCGTCTGCCATTAGAATGTGCCGCCGCTGATCAACCCGGCCTTAACCTCTCCGGTGAATGTTGTCTTTGGGGATGCTGGGTTAGACCGGTCGATGATCACCATGTCCACGCCGCCCGCGCTTATGGCGGGTCTGCTTGACGCTTGCAGGTACATACCCGTGGTTGTGTCAGACAAGAACGAGTGCGACGGATCCATTGCCGTGCCGTTGATGGCAAAGTAGATGTAGATCCATGGTTGTGTTAAAAGGTACGCCTCGCCGCCGTTGGTGAGGATAAGAGCAGACGCTCCATTGGCGATAGGTATTGCGGGGTTTGCGCTACCGGTCACGTTAAAGTCAATCGTGTAAGCAGACTGCCCGGTTTGGTTGCTAATCACGTAGAGCTGGGTGATCGCCGGAACCACAACGTCAAGGTTAACCGTGCGCGTACCGGTTAGAGCGGTGTAGGTTTGTATTGTTGGGGCAAAGCTAGTAAGGTCTAGCGTGTTACCAACGATGCTGTCAACGTCGTATGTCGCCGCGGTGAACGACACGTCAACCTGGCGTGGCAGACCAACGGTAAAGAAGTTTCCACTGGCGTGGTCTTGTATGATGATCGCCGAGTCAGAAGGGAAAAACATTTGGTTGGCGAAGCTGTTAATGAACGTGCCAACGGGCGGTGTGAATGTAACGGCCCCTGTTCCATTATTGCGAAAGTTTATAAACCACCCCGGGTTTACGGACGCCGCCGTTGGTAAATTAACCGAGCCAACACCACCCGTCCAAATGTAGGTGGCGGCTCGGTTATTATCGGTTGGGTTAAAGTTTATTGACGTCTGAATTACGGGCGTGCCAGTGGCTAAAGTGCCCAGTATGTTAACCAGCCCATTCCCAACCAGTGTCGCGGCGTCCGCGGCGGATGTGCCCGCGCCGAAGGTTACGTTCTCGTATGTTCCTGCTTCGGTTGAGTTGTCCGAGAGATACACATAGCGTGACTCGCCCGCTAAGATCTCAATGGCCTGAAAGCCGTCGATGTCCTCAACGAAGAAGCTATCCGCTCCCATGTTACGGAAGAGAATGTCCGTCCCGGTTGAGCCCTGATTACCGGGGGGCAGCGTGACAACCCAGCCGTCTGTGTCCGGCGTGCAGTCCATGATCCTTGCGGCTGCGACGGTGCCATCTGCTGGCACGGTGTACGGGGGCCAGGACAGTGTAACGTTAGACTCAATTGCTAGCGCGGTGTAGCTTACGTCGGTGGGTTGAACTACGGTCCCGGTGAAAGGCGATGTGAATGTGGGCATTCTTATGGCTCCTGAACGGATGTGTTCCTGTCAACCTTACGGGTTGCGTCTTCTTTTGTGAGCGCGGCCATTGAGTTGTTGTAGAGCTGCGTCCAGATCTGTAACTTGTCCGGGCTCTTTAGGTAAGGCTGCGCTTGTAGTAGTGAACCAAACAAGAGCGCCTGCGGCGCCTCTCGTGTGATCAGGTTCTCTTGGTTGTCGTCTGCGAGTGGCTGCACCCGGTTGTAGTAGACGATCTCAACCTCGTACTCGTCGTCTGGCACCGGGGCGAACGCCCAGTGGTTGTAGTCGTAGTCTGCGTAGTACTTCGGCTGCGCGCTTGGCAGTTCGTTCTGCGCCTGCGCTACATAGTCCTGGCCGCGCAACAGAACAGGCTGTCCGCTGATCTTCATTGAGACGGTCTTCCTCCAACGCGCTGGCTTCTCCAGGGTCGCGCCCTGCGAGCCTGAGAGCAGCGTGGTCTCCACGACCACCAGCTCCCAGAGTGCTTTTACTTGTGCGGCGATCTCCTGCTCGGCGAGCATGATCATACGCGGGATCTGCTCCACGAACGATTGATCATCTCGCTCTGAGTACCGGATGATGTCCTGTATGAGCGTGTCGTATGTCAACACTGGTGCTGGCATGATTACCTCGTGTAGTATGAGACGTTGGGCGTTAGCATGATCGGCGACTTGTCGCGCTCCTCTGCCTCAGCCTGTGAGAGCCAATAATTAGCCTGGCCGTCGAGGTACTGAATACGAGCGATGTCAATGCCAGGTAACTGCAACGACATCTGGTGCGACAAGAGCTTTTGCACCGCGGCGATCCAACGGTTCGGAATGTAGAGCTCGTTCGACAGATCACCGACGTCCTCGATCTGCTTCTCAATTAAGAGTTGGAACATTTGGAAGTCATTGTTCGGGATCGGCCACAGGTACATCTGCGGGTTGATCTGACGGTCGAACCAGTACTGCAAGGAGCGGTCGCTCTCAAATTGCTTGTTGGGCAGGTTCCAGTAGTCGTCACGGTTTAGCCGTGCCAAGGGGATGTCCTGCTGGGTGTACGCGAACACAAGCGCGCGCAACGAGAACGTTGTGTTGCCGGTGTTACGGATGCGGAAGTTGTTGTGGCCCGGGCTTGGGTCGATGGGGAAGTAGTACCACTCCCCGTCCGCCAAGGTGACCGTTGGCAGAGTGTACCGAAGCGTCCAGGTGACGCCGTCCTCACTCGTCTCGTACACCAGGTTCAACGTCTGCGCGCCGTATGAGTTAAACCCGGCCTGGTATATGCGCTGAGCGGATCCATAATTAGCGCCAAACCAGTTGTTTTGTAACGTTGACGTGCCGAAGGTTACCAGGTTGTTGTCGAACAGGTTGGGCGCGGTGGCGTTGCTCGCGGGTAGTGCCGCGGAGATTGCGGGGGTTACCAGGTATCGCCAGTTAGCCTCGCGCACGTCAACCGTGCCCTGTGGCAGGTTTATGACCGTCTGGTTTGTTACCGTGCCCGCAAGATAGGTTTCTAGCATCCACAGGTTAACACCACGGTTTGACAGGTTCTGTAGGATGTAGAAGAGCGCGAGCTTGCCCGCGTCAATGTACTCCGGTGTCTGCTCCTCCGCCGCCTTCCCAGCCTCACGGAAGGCGATCTCGATCATCTGGGCGACGTTTACCTTGGTCTGGTTTGTGGTGCCCGAGTATGCCATCTCTTATCTCCCGCGTCCGCTCGTACGCATTGGTGCGCTCGACTTCACGCGCGCTGGTAGGTTCTTCTTTGCGGGTCCTGCCGCGATGTACTCCTTGCCAACCTTCTTGGGGATTCCTAGAGTGCTCTTCCCCTCGGCTGCGGCGTGCATCGCGCCAAGTTGCGCCTTTGACTTAATCGGCATCTCAGCAGACCTTGCCGCCGTAAGCGTACTGCCCAACGGCTTGCAATCCGCGCATCATGTTCATGCGCTCGTCGTCTGACATGGAGCCCATGCCGGACATTGGTGGTTGTGGCATGTCGCCGAGTGGTTGCGCTTGACCTTGCTGGCCTGCCATGCCAAGCTGTTCTACTAAGCCGGGATTATTCACCATGGCGCGCTCTGCGTCCGATACAGCTCCCATTCCGGCCATTCCTGAAGCTCCCGCTTGCTGAAGCTTACCAAGCTTGTCTATGATCCCGGGCATTGTTTTCATTTTTTGAACACTCGGCATTGTCTTAAGTCTGTTTAATAATTTTGACTCTGGTTTTTTCCCAGCCATTGCGGGTGTTGTTGGGGCTGCCGCCATAGCACTCATGCCGCCATCGGCCATCTTCTTAACCGATCCGCCCTTCTTGTACTTCTTGACGGTGCCGACTTCTTTCTTAGCGCGGCCGCCCTTCTTCAACTTGGAGAGGTCTGTCTTCTCGTCGTGTGACTGCTCGTCGTGAATCTTGAACGCCTTCTTGACGACCTTCTTGTCCTGTGCGACGTCCTTCTTCATCTCGGTGCTCTCGGAGTGCTTGGCCTTGTCGCGCTTAACAAATCCACCCTCCTTGTAGCAGGGCAGGTCGCACTTCATCTTTGGGTTTGCTTTGAATCCTTCCATGGTATTTCTCCTTACTTTTGTAATCCATTTAAATAGACCGTGCGGCCGTCCTTTTTTACTGCTGTCAGTGCTTCATTCTTTAGCTTGCTCGGGTCGTACGAAACGTGCACCCAACCAGAGTCAGGCACGCCCTGCGTGTAAAACTCCAAGATAACCTGTGTGAACTTCAGATTGTCAACGATCCACTTCGCGAGCTCGTAGTTAGACACGCCGGGGATCTCAATGTCTGCGGCCTGTCCTTTGCAATGATCTGATGTGGGGCTGCCGCCAACCGCCTGGTTAACGGCTGGCGCCCGGAACCCGGAGTTGCACTTGACGCCCTTCTTGAAGTGATCGCGGACGGGTTGTAGCACGTTTTGTGCGAGCACCATGAGCGCCTGGATCTGCTCCTCGTTCGGCGTGTTGTCAATGTTATGACGCAGCGCGGCCTCGCTCTTTGTCATCTCAGACAGTGTGAAGTTTGGTGAGAGGTTCATTTGGTTTGGTTACTGCCTATTTTGATTCCAGTGATCAAGCCAATAAACCCCCCGACAATCGTTTGGAATGCTGGCATCAGCATCTCAAAGATCTTGTTGTTGTCTACATGAGCGTCAAACAATCCAATGCAGACCGATACTGTCATGCCCAAAAGAATCATGGATAAAGATATTGTCGCGATGATCGTTATCCAAAACCCAAGACGCTCAAGGTTTGAGTTCATTTCTTTGCCTTCATGTCCATGATCTTCTCAAGCGTGCGGCCCCCAAAATAAAATGACATCACCAGCATGCCCCACTGGCCCAGCAAGGATACGAAATTGTCGGAGATGTCAAGCCCCGACGCGTCCATGATAACCATCGCCAGGTACGCGGTCAGGATGTAGATCAGCGTCATGGGTCTGATGTTCTTTGACAGCCACGAGTCTGAGCTCATGTCTGACTGCAAACGCTTAGTTAGCTCTTGCGCCTCTACGTTGTCGGCCTCAAGCTCAGCCAACTGACCCTTTTGCGCCAGCTCCATGAGCTTGGCCTGAGCCTCTGCCTTAGCAACAGGATCAGGAAGAACCTTGTCTAAAACCTTTTCGCCTATTGATAACAGTGCCGCTATTGGTAGCATTACCAAGCCCCCGTTGCCTTAAGAATTCCGTAAAAAACTGCCGCGACGGTGAAGATCAGTATCCAAATCAGTCGCTCTTCTGCTTGCACTCGCTGGAACTCGTGGTCCAGTATCTTTCTTTCTTTTCGCATCTGCGCGACCAAGGCCTTCACCTCGTTCACCGCGCCCCTGCCAAACTCCCGCTCCATGTCGTCGTACATTCCCTCTTCGGCGGCGCGGATCTTTCTGACCTCTCGGTACTCTGCTGCGGCGTCAACAAAAACTAAATCACCCCGCCGTTGTAGCTGTAGCTGCTTCTTCTTCCAGGCTACGCGTGCGCGAGCCTCTTCGTCCAGGAAGCTGTTAACCTCCTTAGCGGTAGAGCGTATCTCCCTTCCAACTTTGATCGCCTCTTGTATTCCGCCGAGAGCCGTGCGCGCTATTTGCGCTGGGTTCTGAGTGTCTGACAAGGTTTTTCCTCATTTTTATTATTTGTCGGCTTTTTCTTCCAACTTGTCAAATATTCGTATGAGCATGCTCTTGATCTCGTCAATGTCGCGCTTGAAGTCGTCCTTGGTGACGTATATCAGTGGCAGCTCTGAGATGCGGTCCTCAATGCGAATGATCGACTTTGAGAGGCTGTTAAGCACCCAACCACCAAAGAATCCCGCCAGGCCGATCGTTATGTTAATTAGATCCTGGGAGTCCATCCGATTCCTTTTGCTTCAGTTGTTGTGATAGCTCAAACAGGGTGGTCTCCTCTTTGATCTTGGCGATTATTTGGTACACCTCGGCGTACGGTTTGCCGGACAGGTAGTACAGCACCTCGTTGATCGTGTCTACGGATAGCTCGTACTTGCTGATCATGGCGCAGATGTGATCTCAAAGGTTGCTGTGTCATAGTACAGCGCCTTCATTGTCCCTGAGACTGTTGCGCTACGAATCGGCGTGATGAACAAGCGAGACGCTCCGTTGCTGTTAACGGTAGCCCCAGACGCGTTGATCACTATGCTGTTCGCGTGCTGGCTGGTCAGCCCGGCGCTGCGCCCGATTGCGATAGCCGACGCGCCCTGGCTTGACTGACCCGCCAAGTAACCGATTGCAACGGCGCCCGAGCCTTGGATTGAGGAGCCCGCGAGGTAGCCAACTGCCACAGCGTTCGCCGCTTGGTTTGCGTTTCCGGCGCTGGCCCCGACCGCGACACACCCGCCCAGTTGAGTGACGCTTCCGGCACTTGGGCCCAGCGCAACGCTCAACCCACTTTGGTTAGACGTGCCCGCTTGGTATCCGATTGCAACGGACTGCGTGCTCTGATTACTTTTGCCAGCCTCAAACCCGATAGCCACGGTTACTGTTGCTTGGTTGATGTACCCGGCCGACGACCCCATGGCAATAGCATTCCCTACTTGGCCTATCGCTCCGGCGAGGGGTCCGATTGCGACAGAACCCGCCACCGAAGCCCCGGATCCTGTGCCTATGGATATCGGGTCGGTGTACACCGCGCCGGTAGCCACAATCGTCCAACTTGCAAATGTTCCGGTGCCTCCTATTGTGGTCACGTTGACAACCAGTGACGTTCCGGAGAAGGACGTTATATTGCCCGACATGAACTTGGTGGTGTCCGCTGTGACGAACGCGTTAATGGTTTGCCCTACCGCGAAGGCCGTGCTTGAGGCGCTCAAGTTGACGGTGAAGGTCTTTGACCCCGTTCCGATTGCTAGCGAGGTGGTGCTCGTGAGCGGGCCATAGCCGAGACCTGTGGGTCCCGTGGCTCCGGATGCTCCTGTCGCACCAGTGGCTCCGGATGCCCCAGTGGCTCCTGTCGCACCAGTGGCTCCTGTCGCACCATTGGCTCCGGATGCCCCGGTGGCTCCTGTAGCACCAGTGGCTCCGGTGGGTCCTGTCGCTCCATTGGCTCCGGATGCCCCAGTGGCTCCGGATGCCCCAGTGGCTCCGGATGCCCCGGTGGCTCCGGATGCCCCGGTGGATCCAGTTGCTCCCGTTGCGCCGGTGGGTCCTGTTGCGCCGGTGGCTCCTGTGGCGCCATTGGCTCCGGATGCTCCTGTTGCACCCGTAGCGCCGGTGGCTCCGGTTGCACCAGTGGCGCCCGTTGGACCCGTGGGTCCTGTGACGTTGAAGTACTGCACCACGCCCGTGGCGTTCTTGAAGTACAGTCGCTGGTCGCGCGTGTTAAGAGCGAGCTCGCCGTCAACCAACTGACCCGCGGTGGGCGCTGCGCCGGTTGTCGCGCTGTGAAATAGTTGTAGTGGTGTGTAACCTGCTTGTGCCATGTTTATTCCTTGTAGTACTCCAGGTTTTTCTTTAGTCTCTCATCGTCCGGCGCGATCTCAAGCGCCTTGGTGCCGTGCTCTACCGCCCTGTCCTTGAGCCCCATCCTGTACGCCGCGATCGCGGCCAGGTCGTGCGGCAGTGGCCCCCAGGACTCGGGCTTTGACGTGTAGTTGTGCTGGCGCTCTGTTATCTTGAGCGCGGTGCAAGCCGCCGAGTAGCACTCCTCCCACCGGCCGGTTAGGTAGCAGGCGTTTGCCAGCTCAACCCAAGACTCCCTGACCCCTGGCGCCTCGATCACCGCCTTGCGGTACCAGGGCGTTCCGTCCTCGCCCTTGCCGAACATCGACTGCCCTATGAGCCTCATCGCGAAGGCGCGCTCGTGGTCCCACGTAGAGTCTGGGAGCGCCAGGTACCGTTGCAGCTCCTCAATCGCCTCGTCGTGCCTCCCGTAGAAGGTGAGCTCGCGCGCGTAATAGAACGAACTGCGCGGGCTGTGGGGGTCTTCTTTTACTCCAACCTCTAGCAGCTCCATGTACTGACCGCGAGACTTTGTGTTGTCCGCGAGGTGAGTTATGAGCTGCTTGTCGGTGTGCGCCATCACCTCGGTGACTCGCGGGTCTACGGCCGGCATCTCGTGGCACGGTGGCTGCCACCAGTACCCGCGCCTTGAGTGTATCTTGTTCGTGAAGAACTTCACGCCCGCGCCCCAGTCGTAGAGGTAGTTAAGGCGGGTGGTTACGCCTGGCACCCAGACCCGCTCAATCTCCTCGCGCCAACCAGGCTCCAAGATCTCGTCCAGGTCGAGGGCTATGCACACCTCGTAATCCTTGGGTATCAGGGCAAGCGCCGCGTCGCGGGCCTTGTCGAACCTCCACGGTGTGATGCAGATGTGGTTCACGATCGCTCCGTGGTCCCTAGCCAGGCCCACGGTGTCGTCCGTGGACCCGGTGTCCGCTATCATCACCAGGTCGGCGTCCTTCGCCGAGTTACAGAATCTTTCTACAAACTGCTCTTCGTTCTTACTAATCGCGTACACGGCGATTCTCATGGGCGGCCCTCTCAGTTATGCGGGCCACCTCTGGTCGTTCAGCACTTCTATCAGCTCCTCTACGGTGCCACAGCCCTGAATCGCTACCTCTAACCGGTCAGCCTCTGCTACTACTAATGCACGTTTTGAGGCTATTTCGGCCGGGATGTCAACGCCACGCTCGTACTTCCTGGTGACGTACCAGTCGGTTTGGAGGAGTATCTTTCCGGCCGTTTCCTTGGCCTGGGCGGTGTGCTGTGTCTTGAGCCCGGTTTGGACGTATGGCTCGCCATAGATCGGGGTGGACTCCTCGTATGGCTCGCCCTCCTCGGGCGTGATCGTCTGCGTGTCATACCCGGTGACGGGCGTGACGGTCTCGTCGTTCAGCTGCTTGGGGTTGCCAGGGCCCCAGTAGAAGCGCTCGTCATATGGCTCTGGGTCCGGGGCCTCGACCACGCCCAGCTCGGCGCGTAGCTGCGCGTCTCTCAGGTGCGGGTAGGTTACGCCCTCGATGGTGATCGGGTTGTAGATGTCGATTGGCTGGTCGTTTAGTGTGAACATGATTAGTATGCCCTTGAGTACTTAAATGGTGCGCTGGCTACTGCGAAGTACAGGTACGAAGATCCGGCTGTGTTCTCGTATGCTCCTGCGGCTCTTACTTTAAATCCGTTGCTAAGGAAGTCAACAAAGGTCGCTGAGCCTTGTGCTTGGTCGCTATTAGGTATAAGGTAGTTTGACACCACGTTGTACGGGCTCCTTGGCACGTCAAGGTTGTACCAGTTGTCTATCGGTGTCCCTGAAACCCTCTTCAACAGCATCATCTCCGGGGAGAAGTTTGTGTAGATCATGGGCCCGTCTGCGGCTCCGTTCCCGGTGTACACACCCACCTTGCTAAACCCCGGTATTGACACGTAGCTGTAGAGCATGTACGTGACACCGTTCGTGTTCGCGTCTGGGTCTGTGCCAAGGCTCACAACGGTGTTGGTTGGTAGCGTGGAGAACCCTGCGCCTACGTTGGTTAGGTTTTGCTGTCCGTTCAGATAGGTGTAGTCCACGGAGCCGTCTAGCGCGGTGGTGAGGGTAAGCCAGTTGCCGGTGGTGCTCGCGCATTTTATTATGTACATCTCTGGCGCCGCGCCAAGGCCGTGCGGCACTGTGGTTGTGCCACCAACTCCGATGTACTGCGTCACGGAGAATCCGCTCGTTGGGTTCGCGCTGATCCTCGCCGCGTGCTCGCACGTTTGCGTTCCTGATTGTGACCCGGATGTGTTTACTCTTCCGGTGGCCCCTCCCGCTATTGCGTTCGCCTCGGTGTCGTACAGGTTGAACGTGCTGCCAACCATGTTACCCGCGTAGTAGGTTGTGCCCGCGACGATCCCGGTTGGCAGAGCCCCGGTCGTTGTGAACCTGACCGCTTGACCTGGGGAGAATCCGTTCGACGCTAGCGTGACCACGCACGGGCTCGCGATTGTCATGGTGGCGGTTCTCTCAAGAGATCCGTCAAAGCTCCACGACAGGGTGTCCGCGCCTCTCCAGCTGTAGCCTACGTATGTGTTACTTGCGAACGCGGAGCCCGGCACAAACCCGGTGGAGTTTGTTGTTAGCAAGCCACTAAGTAGCGTACTAGCTAACGTGTTATACGTTTGCATGTAGTAGTTGTCGCCTCGGATCTGATCAACCCATCCGGCACCGCTTACTGAGTTTGTTGCCTTGTACCAAAGCAGTGACGGGTCAAAGCCCACCGGGATCTGCGTGCCATTGCCCGTCCATAAGTTCGCGTTGAAGTAGTTGCTGGCCCGTGTGCTGCTCGTCGCGCCGATGCCGTTCACGGTGGGCAGGTTCGTTGAGACCAGGCACTTAAACCCGGCCGGGGCGGTGTACGAGAACGCGCGCTGGCCGAAGTTGACTGCCATTTGACCATAAGCAGCGCTGTACGACATATAAATGAAATTCAAAGGTCCCGCAAGCAAAAATGTGCCTGTGGCAATTGACACATTGTTTTTATAAAATGTGTAAGCGCCGGTTGAAGAATTAAACGCCAAACCTATAACTTGACCTGACAAAAACTTTGATCCCGTGTTGGTTGGGCTTGCTGTGTTGTTGTATACCCAACCGGCGTCACTAATCCACAAACCCCCAGTGCTGCTGGGAGTTGATGTACTAGATAAGCTAGTTGGGGCCAACCCAAAAGCTGCGTATGCGTCCGCTGAACCATTGGAAAATGCGTCTGCTAATAGCGTTGCCTCAACGTACCAAGATTCTGTTGATGGGATTTGGATGGTGGAGAAAATGGTTCTCCATCCTGTAGGTCCTGTGTATTGCAAG